CAAAGGAGGGCGCCCAGCGCAGTGCAACATCACCCATCTCGAACTGAGATGAAATATTCAATCCAGAGGAGGTTGCTTGCCCGAACCGCCAATCTACGGTCCTCAGACTAGACTCCGTGAGGTGGACCCATATGGGGACACAGCAACGGCTTTTAGTTCAACTGACGACCCAAACAATGGGCACGTCGTTGAGGAGGACAGTAGGACACCTTGGCGGATCGCGGGGACACAAATTACTGTGTCGGAGGGACATCCGTTTCCTCCCCCTAAAGGGAGTTTAGCGGATGTAGGTGGTGAATTCTTTAGTCAGAAGTCTTATGTCAAAACGCCGATTCGAAATCGGACGCTGGCAGCTTCTTTCAAAAGGTTCAATGATTTTCAGTCTGTTAGCCGGAAGTATCATGGCTACATTCTGCCTATCATGCCACCTGGCCCAGGGTCAACAACGCCATGGCCGGCTGCTTTGAATTCCTCTAAAGAGGCTCTCTCAGCAATCGGCGCAACGGCAATTGCGACCTGCAAGCCCGATAATCCAATCGCTAACTTGTCCACAACCCTTGGTGAGACTTTCAGGGAGGGTATCCCCCATCTTGTCGGTAGCACCTTGTGGGAGTCCAAGATTAAGGCCGCGCAGAAAGCGGGCCATGAATACTTGAACGTCCAGTTCGGTTGGCTACCCTTGCTCAATGACATTTCCGATTTTGTCGGAGGTGTCGCTAATGCAAATGCTGTGCTTGCACAGTATGAGCGTGACGCGGGCGGGGTAGTTAGGAGGAGTTTCGGTTTCCCAAGCACGTACACCAGTTCAGAAGAAGTAGTATCGGGAACGACAGCTAGTGTCGTCGGTACCGGGGCTAATATTCTGAGTGGTGCTACTGGTGTGAGAACTTGGCGACGAGAAATTCGTCGCCGCCGATGGTTTAGTGGAGCATTCACCTATTATCTCCCATCCGGATATGACTCCCGGAATGAGATGGATAGAATTGGGCTCCTTGCCAAGAGATTTGGCCTAGACCTCGGTCCAGACACTGTCTGGAATCTTGCACCATGGACCTGGGCTGTCGATTGGTTTACGAATGCTGGCGATGTTATTTCAAACATTGACAGCTATGCCATAGACGGTTCGGTTCTGCGCTACGGGTATATGATGGAGAATACCATCGTAACTGATACCTATAGCATGACCGGCGTCCGAGATATTCTCGGGAATGCCGTGCCAGTCCAACCCCTAGTCTTGGAAACAAATACCAAGATGAGGGTAGGAGCAGATCCCTATGGATTTGGAGTTAGCTGGGAGGGCTTGTCAGCCTTCCAGACCTCCATTTTGGTGGCCCTAGGTTTAACTAAAGGCCGCCGGTAGTTGTACTACCGCCAAAACACCACAAGGAGTGATGCCTATGTCATTTGCCGATCCACAGACTGTGACGATCAGTGCGGTCACAACGCCTCTGCCACGAACTGCTGTGGCCAAGGGGTCGAGTGAATACACTAGCTCGGACGGTCTGATTACGATGAAGGCTGCGAATTCCCTAGGGAACCGCACCCGACGCGTGCTTAGGATCGACCATTCGAAAGTCGCAGCGGACGTCTTCGTGCCGGATAAGAACGTTGTCAGGAGCATGAGTTGCTACCTGGTCTTCGATCTCCCGGCATTCGGATATACGAATGCGGAAGCACTAGCTGTGTACACGGGCTTCAAAACCCAATACACCGCGTCTTCGGACCTGCTCATTACCAAGCTTCTTGGTGGTGAGAGCTAGTCCACTTCTTTCGACAGGTCTGCCTAGTTGCCTTCTCCGCATTTCTTTACGGAGCGGTAGCGATTTTCGTTTTGATCATCGCAGGAGCCGATATGGGTGACACACCGAGTCAGGTTATGCATAACACGCTTTGGACCGTTTCAACGAGTCCATTTAAGACGTGTTTCATGATTTGGCTCTTTGGTGTCACTGTATTGCTCATACTAGGTAGGGAGTAATTAGTTCTTGACGTAGGCCGGGAAGTATACACCTCTATTTAAGGAGGGATACTGAAAAGCCTGTTGTCACTCTGGATCAGACTGGCTAATGAATCGGCCAGTCGATGTCACACTAGCGCCACTCGCGATATAAAAACTGTCGCGAGTCGATACGAACATGAGGGGTTCTCGTTTCTAACGATTACCCTACCTCAGTTTGGTAAGGACTTCCAAAAAAGTCTGGAATCAGGTGAGGTCGATCGCAGTCTCTTCACAAGTACTAAGTGGAGAGCAGGTCTCCCCGCATTTCTGGGGGGTTTCCTCGATCGTGTGTTCGATCGTAGTAGCGGTACGCTACTGGATCAGCCGGACGTTGATGCAATACTTGCAGTCCGTCAGCTAACCCTGATGTTCGACAAGGTTCTACTGGAGACAACAGTTCGTCGCCAGCGGAAAGCAATGTCTGGTTTCATTCAGTGTGAGCAGGATGTCAGGAGTCATGATGCGTTGTTGACTGACCTGGATAGGTCAGATTTCAAGCGCGTGTCGTCACTCTTGTTTGGTGAGATGTTCACTAACTTAGACTGGAAAGTCTTTGATCGTGAACTATCACCTAAACATGGTCCTGGTGCAACTGCGGATAGGATCCGTGGAAACGGAAAATATAAGCAGAAGACGTGGACCCACCGTCTGCAGCAGATTCTCCCTTGGGAGGAGATGCTTGCAGTCAACTCTTCATTCTTTGGTGAGTTGGCAGGTGTTGACATCCTCGAACCTGGTGCGGAGATACCCGTTAAGGTGATTTCCGTTCCTAAAACGCTAAAGACACCGAGAATTATTGCTGTTGAACCAACTGCTATGCAATATGCACAGCAGGCAATTCTCCAAGCTATTCTCGAGGAGATTAGGAGCAATGACACGCTCCGACTCTTCTTGGACACTAAGAGTCAAACGCCTAATCAGCGGATGGCTCTTCGTGGTTCCCTTTATGGGAAGCTTGCTACGCTCGATTTGAGTGAGGCAAGCGACCGTGTCTCTAATCAGCTCGTACGTGAGATGCTGCTCGACTACCCGCATTTGCATGCGGCCGTTGATGCTTGTCGATCACGGAAGGCTGATGTACCTGGCTTTGGTGTAGTTCGCCTGGCCAAGTTCGCGTCTATGGGTTCGGCGCTCTGCTTTCCCTTTGAGGCGATGGTCTTTTTGACCATTATTCTCTTGGGGATCGAAAGAGCGTCTAACGTACCCCTTGATCCAGCGAGGTTATCTTATCTCGTTGGTAAGGTGCGCGTTTACGGGGACGACATCATTGTCCCCGTAGACTACGTGTCATCAGTTGTGGAGACACTTGAGACTTTTGGGTCAAAGGTGAATCTCGGCAAGTCGTTCTGGACCGGAAGGTTCAGGGAGTCTTGCGGTCGGGAGTACTATGCGGGTGAGGACGTTAGTATAGTCCGAGTCCGTCGTGTATTTCCGACACAACTGAAGCACGCTACAGAAATCATTTCGATGGTAAGCCTAAGAAATCAGCTGTACCATGCTGGTTATTGGGAAACTGTCAAGTGGTTAGACGAGAAGGTCCGGGGAGTAATAAAATACTTTCCGGTAGTCCTTCCCACGTCACCTGTGCTAGGTCGTCATTCCTTCCTGGGCTATAAGCCCGAGCGGGTTGGCGTAGCACTCCAAAACCCAATTGTCAAGGGTTACAGAGTGTCATCTACGATTCCTCTAGATGTTCTAGAGGGTCACGGTGCCTTGCTCAAATTCTTTCTTAAGCGCGGCGGATTGCCATCCGTCGACGAGAGACATTTGGAGCGTGCAGGACGCCCCCATGCCGTCGACATCAAGCTGGGGTGGGCTTCAGCGGTTTAACTGCTGAAGTTGGCCTAACGGCCTCTGGGAGAGCCCAAGTGTTGCGATAGCGG